GGATCACCTGCGTTAGCGGGGGACTTGGTCACTGGGGGTGAGCTTCTGACGCTGGAACTAAAGGACGGTCGTTGGAAGGTGACCGCTGCTGGGCTCGCCGACGAGCAGTGCCGATGAATGCTCTGCTTGCCACTGCGGCGCTTCTCTCGGCACTCAATCTGCAGGTTGCCGGCGGCGAGTCCGACAAGCCGCCGGCGGTGGTGGTGGCGTCAATGTCACCGTCAACGTGGACGCAACAGGCACCAGAGCCCAAGGCGACGAGGGTCGCGCTGGGCAGTTTGCCCGCGCGATCAGCGAAGCGGTCAAGAATGAGATCGTCACCCAGAAGCGCCCCGGAGGACTGCTCGCATAATGGCCACCTTCACCTATACGCCCAGCTTTGAGGCGACCGAGATCAGCAAGCCGCGTGTCGTCACCTTCCAGGCAGGCGACGGCTATCAGCAGCGCGTCGGGTTTGGCCTGCATCGTGACGGCAAGGAATGGCAGCTGCAGTTCCTGAACCGCACTGACACCGAACGCGACAACATCCTGGCCTTCCTCGAGGCGCGTGCTGCGGTTGAGTCGTTTGACTGGACGCCACCACGCGGCAGCGCCAGCAAGTATATCTGTAAGGAGTGGCAGGCCACGCTGCGGTCCTGCAACTTCAACAACATCAGCGCCACCTTCGTCGAGGTCTTTGAGCCGTAAGCCATGGCGATCCCAGTCTCAGAACTTCAGAAGATCGCACCCAGTTCGGTGATCGAGCTGTTTGAGTTGCAGCTGGTCACCGCGTTGCATGGCAGCAGCACGGTCTACCGCTTTCATGCGGGCAGCAACATGGACGCCAACGGTCAACTGGTATGGGACAGCAACTCATACCAGCGGCTACCGCTTGAGATGGATGGGTTCGAGTACAGCGGCAATGGTCAGTTGCCACGGCCGAAGATCAAGATCAGCAACGTGCTCGGCACGATGAGCACCATCCTGGCAACAGTCAACGCGGTGACGCCGAACAACGATCTGGCGGGCGCCAAACTGACCCGGATCCGCACGATGGCCCGCTACATCGATGGCGCCAATTTTACCGGTGGCACCAATCCCTACGGCACCCCAGACCCGACTGCGGAGTTCCCGCGTGAGATCTATTACCTGAGCCGCAAGTCAGCTGAGAACCGGCAGTTGGTCGAGTGGGAATGTGCCGCAGCGTTTGACTTGGCTGGTGTGCGCGCACCAAAGCGACAGTGCATCAGCAGCATTTGCCAATGGGTCTATCGCTCAACTGAATGCGGCTACACAGGCAGCAACTACTGGAACGCCAGCGATCAACCCGTCGCAACCTTGGCATTGGATGTTTGCGGCAAGCGGCTCGACAGCTGCAAACTACGGTTTGGATCGACCGGCTCGCTGCCGTTCGGGTCCTTTCCTGGCATCGGAGCATTTACCTCATGAGCTGGCGCGACTCGGCAATGGATCACGCCAAAGGCGAGGACCCGCGCGAGGCGTGTGGGTTGGTTGTGGTGGTCAAAGGCCGGCGTCGCTATTGGCCATGCCAGAACCTGGCAACCGATGGCGATCAGTTCATCATGGATCCGACCGACTTCGCCGCGGCCGAAGATGCCGGTGAGATTGAGGCGATCTTTCACAGCCATCCGATCACACCAGCAGAACCCAGCCAGGCGGATCTGCTCAGCATCGAGATCAGCGGTTTGCCGTGGTACATCTGCAACCCGAAGACTGAAGCGTGGTCAGAGACCGCGCCAAGCGGCTACAAGGCGCCGCTGATTGGCCGGGAGTGGGTCTGGGCAGTTGCCGACTGTTGGACGCTGGTCCGCGACTGGTATGGCGAGCATGGCATTGACCTGCCGGATTGGCCGCGGCCGATCACTCCAGCGGAGTTTGAGGCGGCGCCTCAGTTCGATCAGTTCTGGCGTGATGCAGGGTTCAGCGAGCTGCTGCCTGATGAAGACCTGCAGTTTGGGGATGCCTTGCTCATGAGCATCGAAGGCCAAGGGCTGAATCATGTTGGCGTCTACATCGGCGACCAACTGGTGCTGCATCATTTGCGTGGTCGGCTGAGCAGTCGTGATCTGTACGGCGGCTGGCTGCAGAAATGCACCGGCCGGCGTCTGCGGCATCAAGCCGCAGATACACTGATAACAGGCTGACGCTGGCCATGCTGCGCGAGATCCGACTTTATGGACAGCTTGCCAAGTTCGTAGGGAAGCGTCGTTTCCTGGCGGCTGTAGATACCGCAGGAGAAGCCGTCAGATTTTTGATCGCCAACTTCCCTGGAATCGAAGCACACATCAGCGAACCTGGCCGGTATTACCGGGTAAAGGTGGGTGATCACGCCATTGATGGCGAGGACTTGCATGGTCCAGTTGGCGGCAATGCGATCAGCATTGTTCCGGTGATCGGTGGCGCTGGTGCTGTTGGCAAAATCCTTGCTGGGGTTGCGCTGGTTGCGCTGGCGATCTTTGTCCCAGGATTGGGATTGGGGCTTGCTGGTTCGATTGTCACCGGGGTGGGTCTGCTTGGGGGCTCGCTGATCCTTGGGGGTGTGAGCCAGCTATTGACGCCAACATCAACGATTGCGGAATCGAGTACGAACAGCGGCACAATGGAAACTGAGCTTGATCCGCAGAAGTCCTATAGCTTCAGCGGCATACAAAACACCAGCCGCCAGGGTGTGCCCGTGCCGATCGTTTATGGCGAGACCATCATCGGCTCGGTCGTGATCTCGGCCGGGATCGACACTGTGCAGGTAGACGCATGAGCGACCTGATCCGTGGTTCTGGTGGTCGTGGAGGCAATCAGCAAACAGTTGTTCAGCAGGTAGCAGCGCCAGCCCGGACACCAGTCCGTGATGCCGACAGTCTGGCATCAAAGCAGTTCGGCACCTTCGTTGATCTGCTCAGCGAAGGCGAGATCGAAGGCTTCCCATCAGCTCGGGACTACACCCGCGGCGATGCCAACTACAACCGCGCCCTGCTGAAGGACATATTCCTCAATGGCACGCAGATCCTGCGGCAAGGCGCAGACGCAACCGGCCCCCAGGCGGCTGATTACAACTTCCAAAACATTACAGTCGATGCGCGCTATGGCACGCAAGCGCAGACCTATATCCCTGGATTCTCAGATGTCGAGGATGAGATCAGCGTCAACACGATCGTTCAGCAAGCATCGCCACTGACTCGCACCGTTACAGACAGCAATGTCAATGCCGTTCGGGTGACCGTTACGCTGCCACGGCTTGAACGGTTCACAGACGAAGGCGACATCTACGGCACCAGCGTCAACCTGCAGATCAAAGTCCAATACAACGGCGGCGGCTACACCACTGTGATCGATGACACGATCACTGGCCGCACAGCTGACCAATATCAACGCGACTATAAGGTCGCGATCAGCGGCGCCTTCCCGGTTGATGTGCGCGTGGTGCGCGTCACGGCTGATAGCACCAGTAGCCAGCTGCAAAATGAATTGTATTGGTCGAGTTACACCGAGATTATTGAGCAGAAACTGCGCTACCCAAACAGCGCAATTATGGCGCTGCGTTTTGATGCGGAACAATTCAGCAGCATTCCGAATCGCACCTTCCGGGTCCGCGGGGTCAAAGTACAGATCCCGAACAACGGCACGGTCAACGCCACCACCGGCGCGATCAGTTACGCCGGCGTGTGGAATGGCACTTTTGCAGCAGCGACCTGGACGAGTGACCCGGCCTGGATTCTGTATGACCTGCTCACATCCACGCGCTACGGCTTCGGCGATCACATCACCGCCAGCCAACTGGATAAGTTCGCTTTCTATTCCGCGTCGCAGTATTGCGGCACGCTGGTCAGCGATGGCTTCGGTGGCACCGAGCCACGCTTTAGCTGCAATGCACTGATCCAAAACCAGGAAGAGGCATACAAGCTGATCAACGATTTGTGTAGCGTCATGCGCACAATGCCGTACTGGTCCACTGGTGCGCTGACGATCAGCCAAGACAAGCCCACCGATGCCAGCTATCTGTTCACGCTGGCCAACGTCAGCGAGGACGGATTCAAATACACCGGCTCCGATCTCAAGACCAGGCACACGGTCGCGGTGGTCAGCTACCTGGACATGACAACCCAGGAGTTGGCTTATGAGGTGGTCGAGGACACGGCCGCGATTGCGAAGTACGGCGTTGTCACCACCAACCTCAAAGCATTTGCCTGCACCAGCCGCGGCCAGGCATCCCGACTGGGTTCATGGTTGCTCTATTCAGAGGGCTACGAAACCGAGGTGGTTGAGTTCAAGGCATCGATCGATGCCGGTGTGCTGGTGCGTCCGGGCGCCGTGATCTCGATTGCCGATCCAGTCAAGTCCGGCGTGCGCCGAGGTGGTCGGATTGCGGCAGCAACCACCACCACCATCACGGTGGACGACACCACCGAGACAAGCCTGCCAACCACTGGGAGCGCAACGATCTCGGTGTTGATGCCTGACGGCACAGTCGAGACAAAGGCGATCACTGGCATTGCCGGCGCTGTTGTGACGGTCTCGTCAGCATTCAGCACAACACCAAACGTAAACAGCATTTGGGTCATCAACAACTCAACCGTCAATACCACCCTCTGGCGTGTGTTGAGCGTTGGCGAGACCGATCAGGCGCAATACGAAATCACGGCGCTGGCGTATGACGAAAGCAAATACAACTATGTCGAGCGAGGCGCAGCGCTACAGCCGCGGGTGATCACGCAGCTCAACCAGCCGCCAATCGCGCCCAATGGTCTGTCAGCCAGCGAGACCTTCTACGAATCGCAAGGCCAAGCCAAGGTCAAGATCATCATCAGCTGGAACAGCGTTCCCGGCGTCAGCCAATATCGCGTGCAATATCGGCAAAGCGAAGGCAACTGGACCAGCGTTGTGGTGCCCAGCACCGACTACGAAATCCTGGATTCGGTAGCCGATACCTACACAATCAACATTTACAGCCTGAATGGCCCCAACACGCCCAGTAGCCAGCCTGCAGTGCTCACCTTTGCAGCGGTCGGCAAGACGGCAGTACCGGGCAATGTGCAGGATCTAACCTTTGAGGCGATCAACGCCAACTCTGGCCGGCTGCGGTGGGCAGCAACGATTGATCTAGACGTGAAGGTGGGCGGCCGTGTTCACATCCGCCACACCAACCTGACGGACGGCACCGGGACATGGGGCAATAGTGTCGATCTGGTCGAGGCCAAATCGGGTAGCGCTACCGAAGCGATCGTGCCTCTGGTCGAAGGAGAGATCTTGGTCAAGTTCGAGGATGATGGCGGCCGGCAATCAGCAACCGAGACAAGCGTCATCATCGACTTCCCCGACGCGCTTGGGCAGCTGCCAGTGCAGTCAAGGCGCGAGGATGCCGATGCCCCGCCATTTCAGGGCAGCAAGACCAGCTGCTTCTACAGCGAGGAATATGACGCGCTCACGCTTGAGGGTACTGGACTCTTCGACGCTGTGGCAGATCTGGACCTGCTGCCTGTGATGGACATCATCGGCGCCGTGGCCACCAGCGGCACCTATGAGTTCGCCAACACGCTCGACCTGGGCGCGGCGTACAGCTTAGATCTGAAGCGGTTCTTCGTCACCCGTGGCTACTTCCCAAGCGATCTGATCGACAGCCGCACCGGGCTGGTGGACGATTGGGCCGATTGGGATGGCGCTGCATCATCAGCTGTCAACGCAAAGCTCTATCTGCGCAGCACTGACGACAACCCGACCAGTTCGCCCACATGGTCCGCATGGCAGGAGTTCGTCAACGGCACATTCAAGGCGCGCGCATTTCAGTTCAAGGCTGAGCTGACCAGCACCGATCCGGGCCAGAACATCCTGATCGACGAGCTGGGCTATGAGGCCACTTTCCAGCGACGTCAAGATCAAAGCGTGGGCAGCATTGCCAGCGGTGCCGGCGCGAAGACGGTCACCTTCGATAAGCCGTTCTTCACCGGCACGGCCTCCCTGGGTGGCGTCAACAGCAGCCTGCCAAGCGTGGGCATTACTGCGCAAAACATGGCTGCTGGCGATTATTTCACGATGGGTAGCGTGGCAGGCAACCAGTTTGTGGTGACCTTCCGCAACAGCGGTGGCACTGCGATCGACCGCAATTTCACTTGGTCGGTTGTCGGCTATGGTAAAGGCACTTAAACCCTGCCAGAATCAACTTGCTACCTGATCGATCATGAGCCCCCAAGCAGATTATGTTGTCGCCAATGGCACTGGCGCCGCAGTGCGTTCGGACATCAATGGACAGCTTGCTGCGATCGTCAGCCAGAACAGCGGTGCCACTGAACCGGCCACCATGTACGCCTACCAATGGTGGGCCGACACGACTACTGGCCTGCTGAAGCAGCGCAACGCAGCGAACAACGCTTGGATCACGATTGGCACGCTGGCCAGCACCAACCTTGGCCTTGCATCACTAGCAGGCGCCACCTTTACAGGTGATGTGATCCTTGGCACGACCACCGCACTGGAACTGCCAGATGGCACAACTGGTCAGCGGCCTGGCAGTCCTGTGGCGGGCATGATCCGGTACAACACCACGCTTGTTCAATTTGAAGGCTATAAAAACAGCGTATGGGGCGCCATCGGTGGCGGTGCAACTGGTGGTGGATCTGACGACGTATTCTATGAGAATGGACAGACGGTCACAACCAACTACACTTTGAGTACCAACAAAAACGCAGTGACAGCAGGACCAGTTACGGTAAACTCTGGCGTAACAGTCACGATTCCCAGTGGCTCAAGCTGGGTGGTGGTCTAGATCATGCCAATTTCAATCGCTGGCTCTGGAACCATCACCGGCATCAGCGTCGGGGGTATTCCTGATGGTGTGGTCGATACTGATGTGCTGGCGGCCAATGCTGTCACCACAGCAAAGCTTGGTACTAACGAGGCCAGCGGCCTGTGCAAAGCCTGGGTGAACTTCAACGGCACTTCAACGGTGGCAATCCGCGCTAGCTACAACGTGAGCAGCATTACAGATAATGGAACCGGAGACTATACGGTAAACTTCACTACGGCGTTGGCGGATGCGAATTATTGCGTTCAAACTTCTGAAGATAACCCAGGCTCTGGCGCGTCAATGGGATGGGGTGTAAAAGGTGGTACGACCCCCACTGCCTCTGCGGTTAACGTTGTGAATTATCAAGGCGGTGCAGGCTTAGACAGGCCGTATATGTATGTCGCCATCTTCCGATAACCCATCATGAAACGAATCATCTACCAATCTGAATCCGGCGGTGTTGCCGTCATCATCCCAAGCGAGTCAGTTGACCTGGCGCTCAAGGACGTTCCCGAAGGTGTCCCCTACGAGATCGTCGACGTTGCTGACATCCCCAGCGACCGTTACTTCCGCAATGCCTGGGTCATGGGTGACTGCTGCATTGACGTTGACCTGGGCCAGTGTCGCGTCATTGGTCACCAGATGCGTCGGGCACAACGCAACGCAGAGTTTGCCCCCTTCGATGAGATCATCGCCAAGCAAATCCCAGGTGCCGACGCGCTTGCAGCCGAAGAGGCCCGTCAGGCGATCCGCGAGAAATACGCCTTGATTCAGGACGCCATCGACATCGCTGAGGATCCTGACACCATCAAAATCGCCCTGGAGGCAAACCAATCATGACCTTACGTCTTAATGGCAGTACCTCGGGTTACACCGAGATCGACGCCCCAGCCGTGGCGGGTTCCAACACGCTGGTGTTGCCGACAGGTGCGGGTAGCGCCTATCAAGTGGTGCGCAACGGTGCCACCGCAGGGTCGCTGGAGTTCACCGACAAGATCGTCAGCGGCACCGCGCAGAACAGCACCAGCGGCACCAGCATTGATTTCACCGGCATTCCGTCGTGGGTGAAGCGCGTGACGGTGATGTTTGCTGGGGTTAGTACGAATGGGACATCGTTTTTGCGAGTACAACTAGGTTCTGGATCTCCAACTACAAGTGGTTATTTAGGTTATGCATCTGCAGTTACAGGAGGACAGGCAGTGGGTGGCGCAAACTTAACTAGCGGTTTTGATGTTCAAGTTTATGCGCCTGCGGCTACTGCTGCAACTTTGTATTCAGGTTCTTACATATTTACTTTACTTGCTAGCAACACGTGGACCGCTAACGGTTCAATCGGAATGCAAGGAAATCAATCTTTAGGCATAATCAGCGGCAGTATTCCCCTCTCCGGCACGCTAGACCGCGTTCGCATCACCACCGTGAACGGCACCGACACGTTCGACGCCGGGTCGATCAATATTATGTATGAATAGCATGAAGCCAAGCATCCACAGTTTCTATGCCCCCCAGGAGGTGATCCGATGAGCACACTTTCTACAACCAATCTCAAGAACCCCAGCTCAGGCAGCAACAACATCGTGCTCGCCACGGGTGGTGACACCACGATCACCAACAACCTTACGGTCAGCGGCACCGGCAGCAACTCCATCGCTGGCACGTTTCAGTTCAACTCCGGCTACGGTTCCGTGGCTACGGCTTACGGTTGCCGCGCTTGGGTAAACTTCAACGGCACGGGCACGGTTGCAATTCGCGGTAGTGGCAACGTGAGCAGCATTACGGATCTTGGGGTTGGAGTTTACAGAGTCAACCTTACAACAGCAATGACGGATGCAAATTATTCAGTAATTGCAAATGGACAAATTACAGCTGCTTTTGTCAACGCAGGCACAAGTGTAGGCACATTTGCTGCCGGCTCGTTTCAAGTAGATCACGTTGAAAATAATGCTTACTTAGACACTCCTATTGTTTCCGTCGCCATCTTCCGGTAACCCATCATGACCCTTACATCAACGACCATGACC